GCTACTCGGCCCAGCACTTGAGCTAGGCAAAGACTTTATCAAAGGTAAGGCTGATGAAAAGAAAGCCGTCCAACAACGTAAGATTAACCAGATCAACAACGATGCCGATTGGGAGTCCAAGATGGCAGAGGCTTCTGGAAACTCATGGAAAGATGAATATCTCACGATTGTTTTGACCTTGCCGTTGATAGCGGTGGGTTATGCAGTGGTAACTGGTGACAACAGCGTTATTGAAAGACTGGATCAAGGGTTCGACGCTCTGGAAAAGACCCCAGAGTGGTATCAGTATTTATTATTCCTTGCCTGTTCAGCCGCATTTGGAGTCAAATCCGCCGATAAGATTATGAAATTGAGGAAAGGGAAATGATGAATCTCGATCAACTCCGTATGGAACTAGAGTACGACGAAGGCTGTAAGTACGAAATTTACCTAGACCATCTCGGACTACCTACGTTCGGTATTGGTCACTTGGTGACAGAAGATGACCCTGAAAACGGTCAGGAAGTCGGCACAGCGGTCACAGAAGAGCGTGTGATCGAAGTATTCGAGAAAGACGTACAAGTCACCATCGACGAGTGCAAGAAGCTCTACGACGACTGGTTTGATCTACCGGACGAGGTTCAGCTCATTATTGCTAACATGATGTTCAACATGGGCCGTCCTCGTCTCAGCCAGTTCAAAGGCATGAAGCGTGGTGTAGACGCTCGTGATTGGAATCAGGCCGCTGACGAGATGGTCGACAGCAAGTGGTATCGTCAGGTCACTAATCGGGCGGATCGCCTCGTGACTCGCATGAGAAATATAGCCTAAAAGCAACGGAAGGGTTTTTTTATTTTCCGTTTTGGTGTTTAATGCTCCTGTTTTGTATTGAATAGGAGCAAAACATGAACCAGCAAACTAAGACGTCACTCGCGGAAAGCGTTTGGCAAAATCTATATTCCATCAACGTGTCTAAGAACATTGAGAAGAAAGGCAACCTGTCTTATCTATCTTGGACTTGGGCTTGGCAAGCTCTGATGGAGGAATATCCCCAAGCAACGTATTCGGTCGATGACCGAACATATCCTGACGGCTCTATGGAAGTTCGCGTCACTATCTCAATCGAGAAGAATGACGAGAAATTGGAGCGCATGATGTGGTTGCCTGTGATGAACCACAAAAATCAAGCAATTATAAGCCCTAATGCTCGTGATATTTCAGACGCTCGTATGCGCTGTCTGGTGAAGTGTATCTCGATGCTCGGATTAGGCTCGTACATCTACGCCGGTGAAGATATCCCTAAAGCTGAAAAAGAAGCTCTCAGCCAGCCGATCACTGACGATCAGGTAGAAACCCTAGCTGAACTCATTAAGGCCACAGCAACGGATATAGACAAGTTCCTGTCTTTCTACGAGATCGGCCATATCGAGGAGCTCAAAGGTCATATGTTTGAGCAGGCGTATGCAATGCTACGCCGGAAGCTAGAAGAAGCTGAACGCTCTGCGGCTCAAGAGGAGGCGATTCCTGATGAGAGCCTTTAAGCATGAGCAAGGCACTCAGCCGTGGCTAATGTCGCGCCTCGGCTGTCCTAGTGCATCTAACTTCCACAAGCTGATATCGCCTACCGGCAAGCCATCGACGCAGGCAAATTCCTATGTCTGCGAGATGATTTCTCAGTGCTTCACCATGGAGATACCGGAGACTTTTTCTAACGAATGGATGGAGCGCGGAAACGAGCTTGAACCAAAGGCCCGTCAATACTACGAAATGGCGCGAGGCGTCACAGTTCAGGAAGTTGGTTTCTGCAAACACGATATCTTGGAGTGTGGAGCTTCACCTGACGGTCTAGTCGGCGATCAGGGAGGCTTAGAAATCAAGTGTCCTGCGCCTTCTACGCACTGCCAATACCTGATGGATGGGACTGTACCGTTAAAGTACATCCCGCAAATTATGGGCTGTCTGTGGATAACTGGCCGTCAGTGGTGGGATTTCGTTTCGTATCACGAGACGATGCCCGCCTTGCTAGTGCGCGTTGAGCGCGATCAAGAATACATCGGCAAGTTAGCTGATGCAGTAGAGAAAGCCTGCAAAGAAATCGAAGCAGGCGTTAACGCAATAAGGAAAATGAAATGAGCTATCAACACAAACCAAACTCAGGTTCATTGTTTAAGAACAAAGAGAAAACGCAAGATAAACAGCCAGACTACAAAGGCGATGGAATCGTAAACGGAAAAGAGGTTTGGCTTTCTGGCTGGATTAATAAAAAGAAAGATGGAGAGGTTTATCTCGGCATCAAGCTTGAAGAAAAGCAACCAAAGAAATCAGAAGAAACTCCGCCAAGCCAGAATACATCTATCGATGTAAATACGCTCGATCCAGATAAGATCGATGATGCGCTTCCTTTCTAGCAAAAAGAGACCCTATGAGGGATAGGGTCTAAAAGGGTGTCTCAGATGAAAGCACCAAACATGAGTCTGGCCGGTTCAGTATAACGCGATAGGCCAGAGAGATATAGGGAAACGCATGAAACCAATCAAAGCAGGAAAATGCTTACGGATCGCTCAAGAGATGCATGAGGTAAGCAACAAGAAGATGGCTGAAGATTTAGGTATTGCCGCACAGCAAGTTCAGCGGTGGCGCAATATGGATAATATGAAGATTCAGCAAGTTCAGCGCATTGCGCGTTATTTCGATATGACCATCGGTCAGTTTGTAGCATTAGGTGGATACGATGAATAAACCACATTGGACTAAAGCAGAAGTAGAATCACTGGTTTTTATGTACAGAGCCGGTACACCAGTAGCAGAGATCTCGCAGAGCCTTCAACGCTCTAAGGCATCTGTTCAAAACTACGTTTACAGGAATCGAGACAAACTAGGCCTCGGTCGGCGGAAACAGCCGCCTGTAACGCTAGAGACGGCCATAATGCCTACCAAGCGTAATCAGTCGTTCTGGGAGCGCATGATCGATGGCGTGATTGGCGCAATCAAGAAATGAGGGACTCAGTCAAGCTCACAGTCACATCAGAGCCTATGGCGATTCAGGCGCATCGAGATATCGTTGCCATGATGAAAGACCACGGCTATGTGACTGTTGAGATCAAGGCTGGAACTAGAACTCTAAGCCAGAACGCTTTGTACTGGATATGGGTTCGACAGATAACTCAGTTCTGGAATGAAACTGTTCCGCCGGAATCTCGCGTCTGCATAGAGACAGGTGAAATCATCGATTTCTATGAGGATTACACTCACGCTCGGTTGCGGAAGCGTTTTCTTGGCGAGGACAATCCAATCACGGTTGGCGGTATCACTATCGCCGGCCAACTGAAATCGACAGCCAAGTTAACGAAACACGAGATGATGGATTACATGACTCAGATTGAAGTTTATGCGGCTAACGCAGGAATAGAACTGACCATGCCAGCAGACTCTCAGTACTGGAAGCTCAAGCAAGCCCATGAACTCGGCGAATAGACGTTGCTCAAACTGCCGGAAGAAATGCCCTGCTGATGAGGCGATCGTGTCGCATCTCAGGGCTTTTTGCTCGTTCGACTGTCTAAAAGCGTTTACTGCAAACAACAAACCTAAGCTAGAACGCAAGATCAAGACCGAAAAGCGGCAAGAGCTCACGAGGCGCAAAGAGAAGCTCAAGACTCGCTCTGACTACATCAAGGAGGCTCAACAAGCCTTTAATGAGTACGTCCGGTTCAGGGATGCTAACTTACCTTGCATATCCTGCAATCGATGGAATGGCGGTGATATGTATGGCGGAAACTGGGACTGTGGACACTATCGATCGATAGGATCGGCTCCTCATCTTAGATTCAACCTATGGAACGCTCACAAGCAGTGCGTTAAATGCAATCGTTATCTATCCGGCAATATCGCTGACTATCGCGTCTCGTTGGTCTGGAAGATCGGACAGCCAAAGGTAGATTCTCTGGAATCAATACAAGATGGGCCAAGGATGACGGCCGAATACGCTCAAAGAGTTAAGGCTATCTTTAGGCGCAAAAAGCGCATTAAAGAAAGAATAAGAAAAAAAAGAGAATAGAAAACAACAAAAGGGTTTTCTTTTTAGTTTAGATGTCCCATACTAAGCGTGTCGAATAAATGCACAGGAGCAAAAAGACATGAAAAATTTCCAAATCACTTCAGACTTCAACTCAGCAGTCGCGATGGCTTCAGAGATTCTTGGCTACCCAATGTTTGACGGGTACAGCAACGTACAGGCGGATCAAGAGCGCAAGCATGCCAATTATGGCACTGAAAAGTTCTACGTCACTGCGTCTGGCAAAATTCTTTGGGTCTTCAATTATCAAGGCGAGCGCGTCCTGAACATCACTACTGGACCATCAGGTTCTTGCTTGTCTGCTGGAAGCCTCGGTCTTGTCTTAATCGAAGATGATTCTATCGACGTTGTGATGGAAAATTTTGTTGCCAAAGATGATCGTGCTACTCGCATACACGCTATGCGGAGTTTGGAATCTAAATTCGTTTTCGCAGATTGCGATGTTTTACGGGAGATTGCGGCGTAAGCCGCTTTCTCTGGAGGATATAGTCATGAGAATCGGAACATATTTCGTCTACCCAAAGGGTCAGGAAAACAAGGGCATGAAGATTGACTGTGTGAGCTTTGAGGCCGCTAAGTCGATGTTCAACGAAGCGAACGACATCCCAGATACAGCGGATGCTCGTCGCAGATTATGGGCAAGAAGGGTCGCGTAAGCGGCCTTTTTGCGTTTACAGCAAATAAGGAACCAGAAATGAAAACAATCGACATCACTCCTACTTGGCAGACGATTGTCTCAATCGGTTGCGAGGTGATCGCTAACCCGAATGCAGACCAAGAGGCCAAGGAATCCTTCAGAGATGAGCTGATGAGGCTCGCAAAGATCGTTGACGATCAGAATGCTGAAGCGAAAAAAAATCAGTGGACGACACTTGATGTGATCGTCGCTGAAGAAAGAGCCAAAGGCAATCTCATTTAAACAGGGAAATTGAAATGAAGTTAATTAAGCAAGCAAACAGCGCACACGTTCTGGATACAGATGATATCCAGATTCTTTTCAGCTACGAGACTCCAGTGGCCGTTTGGATCGTTGGCAGTCACTTCTTAGTCACTGCGACTGATTACAGCCGGACAACTACCGGCCACATCAATCAGTTCGTTCGCGATCGTACATACAAGCAGAATGTCGGTCTGACGTTAGCGATGAACAATCAGGTTGAGTTTGTTCCACAAGAGCGCATCAATGACGCTCTGAAGGAGACTGTATGAGGCAGAAGTTCATCATTCAGGAAGTCGTCTACAAGGGTCAAGATTACACTGTTACGCGAAAAGTCGTAGGCAGTAATGAGCTTGAGCCTAGTGAAGAAATCGTTACTGACGTTGTCGGTCACGACAGCGTAGGTTTCGATGATGAAGAAGTCGCCTCTAATGGCGATGTAATATCTGAAACTGTTGAATATCAATAAGGAACTAGCAATGGCAACTAAGAAACTTGAAGAAGTCTCTAAGACTCAAGAAGAACTGAGAATGATGTGTATGGATCATCTGATCGATCAGGTTGTTCGTAAAGAGCTACGGGAAGAACTGAGAAAGCGTTTCAATTTTTTGAAGGTAGAGGTTTCAAATCAATCGATGCGTTTAGACAAGGCTTGTGAACTGATCGGATATGCAGAGTTGAATCAAGCGATGGAGGCGCATTATTAATGAGCAGTCAGAATCTAGAAATCCTTAGCCATCTCAAGCAATTTGGTTCGATCGAGCCAAGGTTGGCTTGGGGTCGTCTCGGCGTTTACCGGCTTGCATCTCGCATCTTAGAGTTACGGCAGAAAGGACACAGGATTGAGACGGTCATGGAAAAGAATAACGATGGCAAACGATTCGCTCGATATATTTATCGCGGTGAATCATTGCAGGGAGGAAAAAGTTAAGGCATAGTTAAAAGCAGTGCCGGACGGGGTGTGAGAAGCCCCTAGCGAACCGGACTGAGAACTGAGGAAAAGTGACCCTAGCCGCACTCCGGCACTGGGTCATAGTTTAACAACACAAAGTGTTGCATTTCAAACAATTTCCCTTCATTTCAGTCCATTCGCGTCCGTTGAAACTGTCGCATGGCGCAGTAGCACCCGAAAGCCAGATTGCAGTCCAACCTTTGAGGACGGGACAAACAGCGTTAGAGGTGATCCGCCTGCGGGCAGGGACGGTTGAGCTACCGGATGGAGACACCCACCATCGAAAGCACTGCTGATTACTGTGACTGCATGGACTAGCATTGAGCGACGAGAGATGGACAGGGATCACCCTACGTCCTCTAAATGACAACTATGCCCAAGAGGAAAGCGCATGCAATGCCCAAGAGGATCGGAGATCACAACGAGCGAGCACCAGATAAAGACTCTGAAAAACGCTCAAGATTGGTATGAGGATGTTATTGAGCAAGATTTGCCGATTCTCATAATCAAGCAGAAAGCCGCTAACGGCAGACTGAGAATCACGATTAAAGATAAAAACGGCAAACTGATACATCAAAGAGGGTAATGATGGAGCTACGTCCACATCAGATCAAAGCGATAGAAATGCTCAGAGCATCGATCGCATCAGGCAATCGGAGACCGATACTGGCCGCGCCTTGCAGTTTCGGCAAAACAATAACAGCGGCGGCGATCCTTAAATCAGCAGTCGAAAAGGGGAAACGAGCTATCTTCATCTGTGACCGGATTAAACTGGTTCAGCAGAGTCTTGAGGCTTTCGATAGTCATAATCTCGATTTCGGCGTCATTCAGGGCAACCATGAACTTACCGATATTTCCAAGCCTATACAGATCGCCAGTATCCAGACGATCGCTCGGCGCAAGGCTTACCCTGAGTTCGACATTGCGATTGTAGATGAGTGCCACACTCACTACGAAACTCTAACTAATATGATGGACGCTTATTCGGCAGTGCCATTTATCGGCCTTAGCGCGACACCATTTAGTAAAGGTCTCGGTAAGCATTATGACGATATTGTGGTTCCGATCACGCCAGAAGAATTATTAGACCAAGGCTACCTCACTCCTGTTGAGTATTTCGGAGGCCGTCAGGTCGACACGACAGGGATCAAACGCCGGCAGTTATCCACAGGAGGCTCAGATTTCGATCCTGAAGCCTTGTCAGAGCGTATCGAGAAAGATGCGGCCTTAGCCGGCGACATCGTCAAGAACTGGCTGAAGTATGCACAGGGACGGCAAACGATCGCCTTCAGTCCATCGATCAAGCACAGCAAGTATCTCGTTGAGATGTTTCGAGAGGCTGGGATTACCGCAGAGCACATTGACGGGTACATGGATGATGAGATGCGTCAGGAGCTTTATGAGGCTCACGATGGCGGTGAGTTCATGGTTTTA